TCTCCTTCGATGCGGGGTACTTCGATAGGCACTACTATCGCCCTTCCTTCCAGTCTTTCCACGCTTTCCACATCGCCCACACCGAGCCGATGACCCCTGTCAGGATGATTGCTGCACCTATCGTCCAGGCGAGTACGGTCAAGTGCCATTCGATGTAAACAGCGGGGTCATCGGTAACGAGGATCATTCGCCCACCACCTTTGCTCCGCAGAGTGAGCAGAAGTACGCTCCTGGGTCTATCGCGTGTTTGCAGTTCGAGCAGCGATACCAATGAGTCTCGCCTTCGCCTGCTGTCTCTTTGGTACAGGTAAGCACCGACCGTGTGTTCCAGGCTTCCAAGGCTTGTTCTTCGGTGTCGAAGTATCTCAACAGCACTATGCAGTCATCGGCTTCGCACCGCACCCACCACCGCACTTTCACATAAGCCTGATTCGCTTCCTCATACGTCTCTGCTCCATAGTCCTTTAGAGCAATAGGCTTCCCTCCGCACATCGGGCAAGGCTTGTTCTTTACCTGCTTCTTGCGGAGCATGGATGGATCAATCACCTTCGGTGTTGGGCGTTGCTTGAAGGTACCCATTAGCCACACCACGAATTGCCCATACTGACTTTGATGGCTGCCTTGGCTGCCGCTCTTAGGAAGCCGACTATCTCGTACAGAAGTGCCACGCTTTGCGGGTCGGTTGCCCTAGCCTGCGCAAGCTCTCCACTAGAGACAGCTTCTTCCAGTCGGTTGGCGTACTGCTCCATCATGTCGTTAAGACTTACCTGCTCACTCTTCGCCATCGTTCCACCTTCTCTTCTTCTTCAAGGCCCTATCCTTCTCCACTCGCCACTCTTCCACGATGATGTCGTGGGAGAGTCCACGAGGGAGTTGGAGAGAGCGGTCGATTTCCTCGCAGGGCAAGTGTTCATCTCTAAACAGCTTCATTACCCTGACTGTCGTCTCTTCGGGAGTCATCCTCCCTCCCTTCTGTGCGCTGCATCTCGCTCCGGAAGTCCTGCATGGCGATTTCGAACTTCCGATAGTGCTTTAGGAAGCTGTCTGCTTCTTCTTTAGTGATACTGTCGCCCACCGCATTAATCAGAATCGCCAACTGATTCCTCAGAGCGTTTGCAGCCTTCGTGAGGTATTCCCAGCCTTCCATGGCCTTCCTCCCTCCTATCCTCGCTTTGCTTCGCAAGCTCACAGTCAATAGAGCAGCTTGGGACTACTGGGTTGTTACGACCACGCCAAGGCTCCAATTCGTCCAGGAACACGCCTTTAATGCAGCTATGCCCGATTTCTCGCTCTTGCTGGGCTCTGCGCTCAAAGACCTCGGGGAAGTCTTCGCGTATCTTGTTCCAGTACCCCATACCGCCTTTGACACAACCTATGCAGTTGTTGTTTGGGTAGCCTAAGTCGTACATGACTGGTCGCTTGATACCTGCGTCCTCGCACATGGCGTGGCAATCTTCCTTGGTGAGATTCCTGTCGATTAGCGGAAACTCGTGCTCGAACTCTACGAGCGTCTCAACGATCCGGTCAGCTCGGCTCAGTTCGTTAATGTCATATCCCCAAACGTAGGTGTGCCTGCCGAAGTTGCTGCGCTCCCAGTCTTGGCGAACACGCTTCTTCAATTCGAGAGTGCAGGCGGCCCCTGCTGCTCCGTTGATGTACTGCCGTCTGCTAATGACTTCATCAACAGTTAGGTACCGATAAGACTGCAAGACGTTAATCGGCATCCCAAGGAATGCCCTAGCGTCTGCCAGGAATCGCAAGGTGTCAGGATGCTGATTGGCTACGTGGATGTAGTTCACTATGTCGCAGTTAGCTAACTTGCAAGCTATTAGCGAGGACACGCCACAGGACATCCATCCGACCTTCACTCCCACTCACGGACAGGTTTCCACCCATCCAGCTCCCTTGCTTCAAGCACCGATGTGGGAAGGTCGGTCTTGAGGTAGTACCACCTGTCAAAGAACATGAAGTGCAGCATCTCATGGTGTGCTAGACCATGACAGCCTTCTGAGTTGCCGTTCCCACAGAGGATGATGGTCGGCTTCTTCGCCTTCTTCCCATCGGCTCTGAATAGCTCTCCTGCGCTTCTCTTGACGGGATGGTGTCGGTTAAGGTGCCATGCCCTCCCACATACCGCGCATCGGTCTCCTTCGATCGAGTGACCCTTCATCAAGGGCCACCACATCTTGGGAAGCGTGGTCTTTGTCATGGGAGGACAGACAGGCTCGTCAGATGCTCTCCAAGGTCTTTGGTTAGGTGGCATGGACGAGCACGTTGCTAAGTGCTGTCCGTCCTTCAATGGTTGACCATCGTTGAAGTACGGACACTCGCCACAGGTGCGAATCATCGTTCCTCCGAAGTTTTCAACATCGGGAAACGGGGTAGGTCTTTTATTTACTTTTATTTCCTTTTATTTAGTTTTATTGCGCTCGCTATGCGTAACGCTGTGCGCCACGCTCTGCGCTACGCTATGCGCTTCCGATTCGCCACTTCTGCTCCAAGCCTAGCCTTCGCCGTCTTCGTGGCGTAGATTTCGGCATTCGCCTGGACACGCTTCGATGAGATGCGCCCATCCTCGTAGAGCTCCCTGTCGAGTAGTTCATGCCGGAGCAGTCCGTCAATCAGGTCGGACAGCTCGTCCTGCGTGAGGTACATCTCGTGGGCGAGTCTCCGATCTTCGACTCGATACGAGTGCCCCTTCTTCGCGCTCAACAGTTCTACGAGTCTCCAAAACTTCCCCAGTCCGGCGTAGCCGAACTCATCGAAGAAGCTCCAATAGGCATCATCATCGAAGGTGTTCACGTCATGTGAGAAGTAGTCCATCGGCTCCTGAACTGCTTCCTGGTAGAAGTGTTCAAGCAACCTACTCCGTTCCTCGTCACTTACTACAGCCTTCATGACCCTTCCTTAGAACGGAAGGTCATCTTCGTAGAGCTTCGGCTCGTCCTTGGGCTCGTCCTTCTTGGGTCGGCTGAGCAGCTCCACATCGTCTGCTACGACCTCAATCTTGCTACGCCGCTTGCCGTCCGACTCCCAAGAACTCCACCGGAGCTTGCCCTCCACTCCGACCTTCGTACCCTTGCTCATGTACGGTTGGATGGACTCTGCCCTCTTGCCGAACATGACGCAGTCGATGTAGTTGGGGACATCCTTCCATTCCCCATCCACCTGTCGGCGGTCGTTCACCGCCACCGTGAAGCTGAGCACGCTCATTCCCGATGTGGTTGCACGGAGTTCGGGGTCGCGGGTGAGGTTACCCGTTATCATCGCTCGATTCAGATTGCTTGCCATTTGATTCCTCCAAGTTCTTGACGTAGTCTTCCGCAGCCTTGAGAGCTTCTGTGAGCTCGTCTGCGGTCATCTCTGCTGGGTTGCCGACCTTGCCCACGATTGCCTTGCCAGCTTGTTCCTCTGTAGCTCCCGTGGCTTTTGCGAGTCGCTTCTTGAGGTCGGTGAAGGCTGACATGTCGCGCTTCTCCTTCTTGGCTTCCTTCTTGCCCTTGGATGCGCTTGCTCCATCGTCATCCTCACCTGCCAAGCCGAAGGCCATCATGAGCGCATAGCGTCTCATGTAGGTCTCGAAGCTGCCTTGCTGCTGAGCATCGGCGATAACACGGTAAGGTCGCTGGTCCACGACCATCTCTTCGTCATCATCGAAGACGATGGTGTGCAGTTGGTAGTCGATACCCGATAAGTCGGAGTCCGAGTTGTACCACTTCGTCTCTACGACCTGCTGACGGAGTCCCAGCTCGTTCTCCACGAGAGCGGTCTTCACTATCTCCAAGACCTGGTCGAGAGTCGCGTATGTGTACTTGTAACGTCCTACGTCTGCGGTGGCACTCTTGGTCGGGTTGGTCATCTGTGCCAGCGCGGATCGTAGCTTAGCCTTGAGATTCATCGCCACCTCCAAGAAGTCCGGCGATAACATCGGGCAGTTCGCCCATTACCGTCCCAAGATGTTTCGGGTCACATCCACGGAGGGTGGAGTTCTTCCATACACCGCCAGGTGTCTCGTGGACTACGACCTCGCATCCAGGGATGTCCGTCTCGCCCTGTGCTGCCTTCCAGTCAGCGTAGGCTTGCGGGTTGGCTCGGATGTACTCCAATATGTCCGCAGGGTCATCCTTCACCAAGGCTTCGGGGTCGTTGATGTAGACGATGGTTTCGGTCGAAGGCTTGGTGAGGACAGCGGACAGAGTGCCTATCTCCACTCCGTTGATGGCTATCCTGTACCTGTCTACGCCCATTGACTCGTATTGTTCGCGCAAGGCTTCATCGCACTTCCCTCGAAGGCTGTCAGGGTCTCCCGTCTTGACCTTCTCGGCTGCGAGCTTGTAAATCATCTGCCATGCACCGAGAGCCTGGATGTCGTTAAGCGTTGTCATCTGTAAGCTCCTTGAATTTATCGTTGAGACGTTCGTAGCTCGAATACCACATATCGCCGCGCTCCTTCTCCTTCTCCACCTGGGCAGCGAGGGACTCAATCTGCGCCCTCTGCGCGGCTGTAGTTGACTGGTAGTCTTTGAGCGTCAGCGCGGTGGCTACCAAGGCTCGGCGAGTCTCGGCGAGTTCCACTTCGAGCTGCATGGTGTCCTTCTCGTTCATGCGTCCTCCTTGATTAGTCTTATCAATTGGTCGAGGGTCATCAGTACGTACTGTTCCCCCATGTTTGTGAGACCCACTCCCTTGCGATGGAACAGGACACATCCGACATCGGTATCTGAGTGGGTCATCTCGCGTTCGAGTTCTGTCATCCACTCGGCGAGCTTGTAGGTGGACTCGTTCTTGCACTCCACGCAAAAGTGCTTGCCCTTTGCTTTGACTCCGAATAAGTCACCTTGGTCGAGGGAAGCCATCAACGGGTTGCGCCGGACATCCACTCCCAGTTGCTCGGAGAAGTGCCTAGCTGCTGCCGTCTCGAAGGCTGTCCCCTTCTGTCGTTGCTTACTCATTCGGCACCACCGAGAAGACAGCGACTGGGTTGCCGTCTTGGTCTACATCTGTCGAGAACTCGAAGAAGAGTTGCTTCTCTCCGTTGGTAGCTTGGTACTCCTTGCTCCATACGCCCAAGAACACCATCCCGCGGGGAATGTTCTTCTTCTGCACTAAGCGGTCGTCTCCCTTGCCCAAGTAGATGCGCTCCCATCCATCGCGGTAGACGTTGACGCGAGGGCCTAGGTTTTCGGTGACCCAGTTGGTCGCCGCGATAGATAGCCGAAGGTGTAAGAGCAGCGGTCGCTTGGCTCCCCTAGGTGCCAACCTGAGGTTGGTCATCCTCTTGGTGTCCCCTCGCCGCCATCGAGACCCTGCGCTGTTGGTAGTTGTAAGGTCAATCATTCGTAGTCTCCTTTAGAGCGGAGCCATCCTTCCCATCGGGCGATGGCTTCGCGGTCGTTGTGTTTTCGAAACAGGTAGAAGTAGCCACCTTGCGTCCGGTCGAAGCACACCCTCTCGTAGAAGTCGGTCACGAGTTGGTGCTTGCCACGATCCGCGATGACTCGAACTGGTTGCTTAGGCTCCATGGACTCGCTCCCATTCCTCGTCAATCTTTGACTTAGAGATGGAGACATCGAAGCCACGCATCGCTAGGTACCTAGAGAGCCATGCGCTCGAAGCGTTGGCGATGGCGTAGGGCTCGTCACGAGTCCAGTCGACCGACTCGTAGGCTCTAGCGAGTTCTGCGACTCCGTCAGGGCCTAGCGTGTTGAGGTAACGCACGAACTCTGTAAGAGCACGTGCGCTTACCGTCTTGTCGTGTCGTTCGAACACCTTGGCTGCTTCCACATGAGCTGCAAGCAAAGCGGAGTTCTTCTGATAGAACATTTCAGCTTGCCAAAACAGAGACTCGCCGTCCCACGTGGTCGGCTCGTCCCGTATCACGTCCTCTACCGGACGGGTGAAGTCTAGTTGCAGTTGCTCCATTCTCACCACCTCGCAATCAAGAGAGAGATGGTGGAGTACAGAGCGAACAGGATAGAGATGGCGAGACATGCGAGCTCGAACATCTCTTCACGTGAGTGCTGCGTCATTGGTATCATTCCTTACAAACGTTGGCAGACGTTTTAGCGAGAGCCGATGGTCCTCCATCGGCTCGACCTATATGCATTGCTATTCGATTCTCAAGGTACTTAGAGGATGACCTTCGCCAGCGCATCCAAGGGAATGCCAAGAAGCTGCGAGAGCTGGAAGGCTTCTTCCAGGCTCCATCCCCTCTTGCCCTGGAGCTTCAGCGAGAGCGAAGACTTGCTCATGAGCAGACGGTCGGCAACATCACATAGACGGATGCCCTCTCGCTCTGCGTAACGCTCTACTACTGCCTTGGCTACTGTGTTCATTGCTTCCTCCTGACTGAATGATTGACCGGACTCGAAGTGCGTCAAAATGCCTGATTTGCGCCATGTCAACTACGGAGGGAATAAATGCAAAAACGCCCAGGAGCTGGACAGCTCAACTGGGTAGTGGTTTACGTTTGATTTGGTGGGTGTTTTGGTGGGAGCATACGAAAACAGGGAGCCTGTCTCCTGTACAAACTCCCTGGTAGATTCTGGTGCGCCCTCAGGGATTCGAACCCTGGACCTTGGGATTAAGAGTCTACCCGTGGGAGCGTCTATCATGCTTGTGGCCTGCATTGATGACTTCCCGCCCTGCTCGTTGACCTGCGTCTTAGCTGTAAGAGTGGTGCCCTTAGCTCAAGGCTAAGTGTAGTCCCAGTTTGCAGAATGTCAACAGTTAGGCTAGATTTAGTGGGCAATTAGTGGGCATCTAGGTGGGAGGTGACATGGAGTACACGTCCGCTTTTGTGGCTCGTAACCCGAAGACCAAGGGGTGGCGGGGCATGGTGAATTATAAACAGGACGGGAAGTGGAAGAAGCGAGAGAAGTCTTTTCCACAGGCTCGCAACAAGACCGAAGCAAGACGGCTCCTGGAAGACTGGAAGAAGGAGCTAGGCTTCGAGACTCCTTCTCTAGACGTGGATGCCATGGAGTACGCCCTGGGTCACATCGACTACAAGTTGGCTCTGCAAGCCATCCAGCCATCCTCTGCAACGGACTACAAGAAGTCTCTCCGTGGATGGGCACCTTACTTGGACGGACTCAGGCTCTCTGAGGTCACACGAGAGACGATAGAGACTGCCCTCATGGACATGCTCTCGTCTTTGAGTTCGAACACCGTCCTAAAGCGTTATGTGGCGTTGAACATGGTGCTGTCACACGCTGTAGATCGTGGAGACCTGCCATCTAACCCGATGCAGGGAATACCCCGACCCAAGCAGAAGCTGTCGGCTCCTAACTCCATCCAAGGGGAGGAACTAGAGCGGCTCAAAGAGCGCCTCGCTGCCCTACCGTTGAGCGCATGGGTGGTCGGAGTCTATCTGTGTCTGTATGCGGGTCTGAGAGCCGAGGAAGCCTGCGGACTCATGCTGTCGGACATCGACCTATCCCAAGACCGAGGATGGGTGAGACGTGCTTCCGCTTACGGAGAAGGTGGAGCCTATGTCGCACCGCCGAAGAATGGCAAGCCTAGAGACTTCCCCATCTCCCCCACTCTCCACGACATCTTGGAGCGATGGATGGACATCCGTCCCGAGGGCCCCTACTTGCTATCGGGCGAGAAGATGTTGGGTGTGCGCTACATAGGACGAAGGTGGTCTATGTACTGCGAGATTGAAGGGCATGTCGGTCAGTCCGGGCAGAAGCCGACTCTGCACGACCTTCGACACACCTTCGCCACTCAATGCGTCAAGGCTGGGATGGATGTCAAGACTCTACAGTCTATCCTCGGACACTCGTCCGCAGCCATCACGCTGGATGTGTATGCGTCAGCAGACCCAGGAGCCAAGGCTGCTGCTGGGTCTCTGATAGAGTCTGCGATTTAGGAGGGAACATGGGACTACTGGATGCGTTCAAGCCGAAGGTCGAGATTCCTGCTGGGCCTTATGCGGTCGGTCTGTACATCTACTTCCCTGAACATCTACCGAAGATGGAGGAAGGAGACGAACTCGTGATTGAGTACGTCCCCAAGTTGACCACGCTCAAGGATGCCCAAACAGAAGGAGCCTTCGCTTACAAGGGTAATGTGTTCGGCTGCACCTTCCGAGACGATGTGATTGCGAACTTCAAGCGAGCTGCCAAGCACGGACGGGTCTTCTGCACTATGGTCCATCGCGGAATCAATGCAGCAGGCTACCCACAGCTTAGCCTTGCCCTTCCTGAGAAGAAGAGCCTGTCGCAATTCCTGAAATCGCTGGACTCCTAGTCCAGGGTCGATTTCCTAACGCCTTAGAATGGCTTACAGCAGCTCGTTTACCTGCGGTTTTACAAAACAAAAAACTCCCTCCCCCGAAGGGGAGGGAGTACCCAAGGGGACCGTCCAAATCTGACAACATGGCGAGAAGACTTTTCTTTGGTTGGTTTTTGTCGATTCGTCCCCTATGAGCCGATTAGATGCTGCCCAGTACCAATAGGTACAGGAGCAGCAGAAGCAGTCCGGCTACGATGTAGCCGATGAGGTCTGCGTCATTCATGTACGCTCCAATTGCGAGTGGCCCGACACTCCGATACGAGTCGGTCCGTCCGACAGCCACTCGCGCCCGCGGGGTCTAAACGAGTTTCATCTGAATGGCTTCCAGTCGAAGTCTCTTGCCACGAGTTCCGGCGAACTCGCCTTCACTCTTCCAAGGTTGCCATCCTTCGCTCTGCACGTGAGCTCGGTACATGAGCTTCTTGCCCGTGGTGTTCTTGGTGCAGCGGATCGTAAAGCCTTCGAGCCTGAGCGACCTTCCAGTCGTTCCCATGACGGGGTCTGACTTGCCCTTGACTGCGGTATAGGTCACATCGCCCAAGTTTTGACAATGCACGACCACTTCCAGCTCCACGCCTTCGGGAGGGGTAATCTTCATAGCTTCTGCTCGGAGTGCGAGCCCAGTAGTGCCTGCCGTCTGTCCATCGCGGACAGCTGGGAGCCATCCTAAATTCCTTGCGTGGATGCGGTACCACAGGCCCATGTCGTTGACAGGCTCTCCTGCTTCCTGCTCGTTGCGCTCGGGGCCTGCATAGCGATAGGCTCTTGTCCAGCGTCCAGGAGTGTAGGTTGACTTGGTGACCTCATAGCCTGTTTGGTCTCCGGTCTTGCCGCCTGTGATACCGCCGAGCTCGTTGATGCGTGCGCCACCTTGAAGGTTGTTTCCTAGGTACAGCTCCGTGTGACCATCGCGCCACAGAACATCTCCGCGCTCCATGCGCGTGTAATCTTGGACCGGTATCTGCCTAAAGCCATGGGAGGTAAGAACTTCGTGTTCGTTCCCAGTCCACATATAGCTGCTCCAATAGCCGAATGGCAAAACTCCGATGGCTGCATAGCAGCGTCTCACGCCTTCGGAGCAGTCCAGGTCACCGTCCTCGAAGGTGACGCGCTCCCCCGAACTAAGCGTGATTGTCTCGAAGCCATTGCCACCGCGTCCCGATCCTTGCGTGTATCCATGATGGGAGTCATGGGCAATCAAGTGCTCCATGACCTCCGCTGCTGCGTGTGCTCGTTTAAGCATTGCGTCTCCTAAAGTGCTGTCGTAGTCAAGTTGCCGCTGTCGTCCACACTCACAAGCCACCTGCTGCCGTTGGGTGATAGCAGCACGATTCCGTCCGCCCTCACCTCGAAAGCGTTTTTGCGTGTCGTGTGGTCGGTGCCGCTGCCCACAGCCAACAGCGTGTCAGCGTCTATCAGGCTGTACTGCCCGAATGCCGCGCCAGCTTCGCTGCGTCCGTTGGTGTTGTCGTGTCCGCTGCCAGCCATGAACCATCGGTTCTTGGCGCTGATATGCAATCGCCCGAACAGCGCATTGCCGTTTCCAGCGTTGTACGTGTCGGCTGCAACGATGGCGTTGACGTTGCTTTTAGAGTACACGCGCTGACCGATGACCAGCGACGCGCCCACGCTGCCGCCCACGCATTGACCTATGTACTCCGAGCAGTACCCTCCTGTGATCCCGCCGAACACGCGCAACGCCCTTACCGCGCTTGTCGGGTTAGCTGTAGTATCAACCGTTATGGTGATGGGCTTGGTGCTATCGTTCGCGCTACTGTCGGGTACATAGGTCGCGCCGTCTATCGTCACAGAAGTGACTGCAACGATCTGATTTTCCTTTGACCATGCTTCGCTCTCTGCCACGTATCCGCCGTTTGCGAGAACCGAACAGGCAATGCGGTTTGCGTAGTTGTTCGCAACTGTGTAGGTGGTGCTGCCTGCTGCGTGGCTTTTCGTGAGCGTGAGGTTCACGCCTGTTGCAATCGCAAGGTCTCTGGATGCAGCTAAGTTCATACCTTTAGCGTCTGTGATAAGAAACGAGAAGTCGCTCACCTGTCGCGGCTCACGGTCTTTGCTGTGGAATATGCCCGTGGTGCCAGGAAAAGCACCCAGCCTGCCGCCCACGTCGAGCTGCCCTGAGTTGTTGAGCGTGACGGACTCGGCTTCGTTGAGCTTCACCAAGCCAAGTGTGGTCTCGGTAGCCTGGTCGGTGTTGTTGACCTTATCCGCAAGCAGAGTGTCCAGCTTGTCCCGAAGTTTCATGAGGGCATACTTCAAGCCACCGCCCGCGAATGTCTCGTAGTTGATAGCCATGAGCCACCGCCTAAGCTGTCCACACCTGACCGAAGATGGTGTCAATCTCGGAGTTCGTGAGAGCGTGCATCTCGCTTGCCTGGACGTATCCGCTCAGGTCGATGGAGGTCGAGCCTATCTGCTCGAAGTACGCGGAAGCACCTTCGGGTTCCACCCATATGTACTCATCGTAAGGAGTCGCAGCACCTACGAGATAGATAACGCCCTTTTCGCCCGTTGCAGGAAGCTCTGCAACGATCTGAAACTCGATGCCCGTCACGTCAGCGAGGGCAGCGTCAATGGCGGTATTTACGTCTGCGGCTGTCTGATAGCCATGTGCGCCGATGAGCGTCTCGATGTCAGCATCCGTGGGAACAGGGATGTTCACCGTCTTGTTGTCCACCGTGAGAGCTACGCCATTCTTCTGAATGACTTCGATGACGTTGGTGTCTCCGGCGTTCTCGATGATAGGCTTCAAGAGCGTGAGGATATAGAGAAGGCCGTTATCATCGACTCGGTTGTAAGTTGTGGGCATTGATTATCCTTCCTAGTTGAATATCCGCTTGAAGATGGCTTGAATCTCCGTGTTGGTGAGAGGTACGTCTCCCAAGTCTTCGAATGACTTGTCACCGATGAGCTCAACGGAGTTGATGCTCGGCTTGTTCACGAGCGACTCGTAGTTGTTGGTGCCTGTCGAGCGTTCCAAGCCGAGCGTGAGGGTCGGGTCGGAGGTCATGCTCAGGTCGAGCGATGAGCTGCCCTGAATCTCTAGCGTGATTGCGTTCACGACATCACCTGCTTATATAGGTTGTCGCGCACCTCGATGGTGCCCTTCACGGACACGTCTCGTTCGGTGTCTGCGTAGTAGACATTCACCTGAGTGTCGGCAGTCCCCTCTCGGAACTGTCCTGTTTGCTCTTGCGTCAGGTGGACATGGATGGTGTTGCCCTCCACGCCCACGTCCGCTTCGGTGAGGTCCACTCGCTTGCCGCCCTGGACAATGGAGATGACGAGGTGTTCGTAATCGCCCAACGGGTCATCCACTCCGGTCAGGATGTAGTCCAGGTCGGCTGTCTCATAGACGTAGAAGCCTGCCATTACTCCTCCTCGTCTTCTTCCGCAAGATTGAAAAGATTGCGGAAGGCTTCGTAACATCCTGTGGAGGACAGACCACTCACTAGACCTTCGAGCAGAAGCGGGGCAGTAAGCTGAGCGTGTATCCATGCCGTGAGTGCCACTCCGCAGATCGCTACGATGATTGGGATGTACTGATTGAGCTTGTGGTTTTGAAGCGTCTTGACTAAGAAGCCTACGATTAGGCAGATTCCCAGGATAATCGGGTTGGCGTACTCGACTAGGTAGTTGATGTCCATATTGACTCCTTACTTGACGATAACGATTGGTCTGTCGCAGATGTCTTCGTACATCTGCCGCCCTGTTCCATTTCCTCCCAGGGCAGAGTAAGCTGCCCACGCTTCATCAATCTCGCGCTTGCGTTCCACGGTAAGTGGTGCTTCTTCGGTCACGTATCGCTCATAGGCATCTGTGATTGAACTCCGAAGGATGACCTTCATGCCTTCGTACAGAGCTCGGTCGCGGGTGTGCATAGAAGCGACCTGTGCGCCTAGCCATCCGCAGAGAGCAGCGACTAATATCGAAATGACTTGGGAGGTGATTGGGTGTGCAAAGAGGTCCATATTCACCTCCTAGATGAAACGAATCTTGAAGCCACTTGCAAGCGCGATGGATAGCGCATCGTTATTTGTCGCAGCGGTGCCATTCGTATCTCGCACGAACTTGTTTTGCGAGCCCGAATTTTGCAAGTTCACGACTACGCCTGACGGATGCTTTTGGGTCGTGTAATCGACCTCTCCCCTGTCCATGTTGATTGCCGTGATGGTCGGGTCGCTGTCAGGACGGATGTAGTAGCCACCTGACCTAATGCTCAAGTTGCCCTCAAGTAGAATTCGTGACACGCCGCTCTCAATGGGTTTAGACAGAGGGATGAAGAAGGATATTAATGTTTGCGATGACGTGATATAGCCACTACATGGTGTCGCTACACCCGAAAACGTGAGGGTATCTCCTTCCGCATAGCTCATGCTTAGAGCCTTGCGCCATGCTGCGGGGTCATCCACATAGACCTCTCGCACTCCATCGTTTCTCACGCGAAGGCTGATTGCGTTGTATACGCTCCCTCGCCTTGCAGACAGCAGGAAGCCTGTTGTACCGTTAGCGAGCTGCTCGGCGTAGACATTGCCGATGACGTTGTCGACCCTGTCTCGCAGGGTCAGTCCGCTGGTGGTCACACGTGCCGACTGCGAGGTCTCGCCTATGCCTATCGTTGACGAGTCGACATAGACCCTGCCGTCTTCGGGCATCCATAGATCGCCACCGTTCCCGAACGAAAACGTTTTGCGGTCGGCGATGGTGTTGCCGTTGGTCTCTATGTAGACCTGATTGTCAGAGCCGATATACGTGCGCTCTAAGTCTTGCCCTTGCAGGTCGGACTCTGCGTATCGGTTTGCTGGGTACTCGCCGCTGCCCATGATGAGCAATGCGCCGCTCTGAATGAGCATGTTGTGACCGTAGGCGGTGCTGTTGTCGTAGGCGCGGATGCCCACCGAAGTGTAATTCGGGGTCTTGAACTGTAGCGCGGAGTAGGTTGCGCCGTAGATGTTGACAGGAGTCAGCACGTTGCCGATGAACTTGCTCGTTCCGCTGAACTCGGAGTCGAGATAGTTCTGGAAGGTGTTCGCCTTGGTGCTTGCCCCACCGAAGGCAAGGCCCGTTCCCCTGACAGTCGCATCGCCACCATAGTCCACGAGAACGAAGGAGCCTGGAACATGCCTTGTGACCGTTGTGCTTGTGATTTGGTCAGTTGCCTGAATCTGCACGTCCCAGTTGTAGTCCGCGCTTGCTGCAAACGTGTACGTAGATCCGGACACGGTTGCCCAGCTCCCCCACGTACTCACGCTGTCTCGCTTGTACCTGACTCGCGTGGTGACGGAGTTCTTACCGCTGAGCGATGTGATGTCCACATCTAGCCTGACTGTGATGTGCGTCCCGCTTTGGTTAGGAGTGCCATCGGAATCAGTTCTATCGGCTGCAGCCTGGATGATTGGTTTCGTATAGTCAAGGACTCGGATGCTTGCCTGCTTGGTGGCTTCGGCTCCACGCGAGTCCATCACGCCAACGGTAATCTCCTGCGTCCCCGACTGCCTAGGAATCAGTCCAGTCAAGGGGAGCGTGGCACTCTCGACATACTGTCCATTGATTGCAGCATTGTAGTCAATTATGGTGCCGCCATACTTACTGCTCGCATTGAATGACACGCTAAGGTTGGAATAGCCTTGGATAAAGCCACCGTAGGTTGACTTATGTCCGGCAGCATCGGTGACGGTGATGGACGAAATGGAGGGTACGATTCGGGCAGGCACATAGTACGTCTCGACTATCGTGTCGCTCCCTGAGAAGCCATTGCCACTCGCCGTGAAGCGATACTCGACTCTACCCGTAGTTCCTCCGTGCGATGTACTCGCCCATGCCATGAGAACAGACCATGACGTTTGTACATAGTTGCTCGTCATCTTCTTGTTCTCGGCGATTACACGAAGGAGGTCGCCAGTATCGGCATCATAAGCCTTAATCGTGAATGTCCCCGAGAATGGCTGCGGAGCATCCGCAACTAGAATCATTGCAGTCGTTCGCTCTCCGAAGTAAGTCGCGCCGGAGAGGAAGCCGAAATCAACAGTAGTTGCCATGCTACCCTCCTATGTAGACGAAGGACAAGTTGCCAGTCTCACGTGGAACAAACGCGAAGTTCCCGATGCGGAGCCTGTTCAAGAACTCGCCGTTTTCAATGAATAGGTTGTTGTCCTGCATGTAGGCAACTTCTTCGCCGCCTTGGAAGAAGCTCAACTTGTCATCCACGAGACGAATGAATGAGTCTCCGCTGCCCAGTTGCACAATGTTGTTGTCTAGATCAATAAACGTGCCGCCAGCACTTCCGATGTAGCCTGTTGTGATTTGCGCTGCGGTCACAAGGTCGCCCGCGATATGCCCTGCGGTAAACACCGTGCGCCACTCCCAATTGCCTTGCGCATCTTTGGAGTTGGCGATGCGGATGGTGCCACCACGCACCTCTACTGCCGCACTTGCTTCGGCACCTACAGCAGGGTCGGAGACTGCTGTGTCGTAGGTGATGATGCCCGTGCCTGGGACTAGGTATGTGTAACCACCAGTCGCGTTGATTTCGGTGTTTAGGCGGTTGACTAAGTCAGCTATGTATTCGGGTGTCGTGGACGAGTCTATCCACGTGGTAATTGCCTGAACTTCCCTGTGAAGCGAGCTGAACTGCCCAGCCAAACCTTCGGGAATGAAGCCGATAGTGATTGAGTTGTTGGCAGGGTCGAGCTCGTCAAGCTCCATGCGTGTCACTCGGCCTTCGAGCCGAAGGCCATCTTCGGAGAATGCCTTGTCCACCACGTTGACCACATCGCCGAGCCCAAGGCCCTTAGCATTGAGTCCAGCCTTTTCAAGCTGCACCACATCGGCTTCGTAGGTGACCCTGGGTCGGGTGTACTCGTGAAGGTGCGCAAGTGCCATGTCCTTCAAGACTTGCGGGTCTTCGATGTCGGGGTACTCGACTATCTGATTGGGGTACTCCCATCCTCCCTGACCGTCAGGGAGCTTCACGAGGTCTACCACTTCTGAGTCTTCGAGCCACTCCACTCCACCGTTGACGGACTCAATGGTTATCTTGCGTCCATACCCACCTGAGTCGGACTCTTCCGCTGCGCCACGCGGAGTGATTCGGCATGTGAACGGAGCATCATCGAATATGCGCGTGATTGATTGCAGATCGGCAGAGTAGTCGAAGCGTCTCGCCGCTTCCGTGGAGCCTTGCTGGTTGTACAGGTTGACCTGTCGAGCAGTAATCTCGCCCGTGTCGGATACGGTGATGGTAGCGTCTACCTCACCTCCCCACACCTCCACGACCTTGCCGAGAGCTTCCCATCCCGACATGTAGTACAGAGACGTGCCGCCTGTCGTGTTCTGCGTGACGGAGCCTAAACTCCATCGAGATGTCTCCGTGAGGATGTGTTGGAGAGCCACAGTAGACGAGACGGGGCTCTCTCGTCCGGGCATCGTCTTGGTGATAATGCCGCCCAGGTCGTACTGTAGCGACCACACCGCATAGTACGTGTTCAATGGAGTCGGAGTGTCTTCGTGCGACTCACTCACTCCGATGACCACGTACTCATGCCATATGTTCCGCGTGTCTCTGAACAGAAGTCTCTGCTGCTTGACCAATTCATCGCGCGTGGTGAGCGTGAGCGAATGCTCACCGTTCACTTCCTCGATGCGGGTCAGTTCGATGATGTCGGAGACTTCCTTGTCGAAGACCCCTGCGTGAGTGAATGCCAACAGCCTTATATCCATCGCTGTCTCCATTCGATGGTCGCGTCCCCCGCTCCCTCATCAAGCGTGAAGGTGTGCGGGTTGGAGATGCCTGGGGAGATGGACAGCCAATCGGAGTCCAAGGTGAGCAGAGCAGTCACTCCGTTCACCGTGACCGTGCGCTCTTGGCAGTCAATGACCACATCCGAATCGGCTGTTGGCAGAGCCACGTGGACGAAGTCTTGGTCATCCAGGCGAACTCCCCACACGTTCCCGTCTCCGTTGGTTGCGTTGGAGCAACGGATGACAGGCTTGGCTGGGTAGTTGCCTGCAAGGTCAATGAACTGTTCCCCGATGGGTACGTTGTCAATGAGTTGACCGTATGCCACGGGGTCGGCACAGGTGAAGGTAATCTCCACTTGCAAGCCATCCACATATCGCTCGATGTCGGTTATCGCCGCGACAGCGTTCCAGTAGATGTCGGGTCGGTCTTCGAATGCAAGTTGTCCAGGCTGTCCGTTGTTGTAGAGCCAACCTGTGATGTTCTCTAGTGCCCTTGCTCGAACGATCGGAGTCCCATAGAGCGTCATCGTCATGGTGAAGGTGCGCGGCTCTAGGTTGGTGTTGCCGAAGTGCGCACCGTCCATGCCAGCTACATCAATGAGCTGAACATCTCGCTCCATGTAGGAGTCGCGTACATCGGAGATTGCGCCATAGTACCCGCCCAGCGTTGTGCCAGTCAGAAGGTCGTGCCCATTGAAGGTGATGCCGGACATCCTCGGATGGTCGCTCATAGCCTACCTCCGTTCGCCCTAGACACGACAGAGCCGATGCGGTTAGCAAGGGAGTTGATGTCGCTCTCCCTGCGAATCTCTGCCTTTTCGATGACAACAGTCACACCGCCGCCGCCACAATCTATCTCTGCCGCGACTGCTTGTGCGAAGGGTCGTGCGTACTTGGTGTTGGACAATGGGACAATGGCTTCTGTGCCCGCTTCGCCCGCCAGTACGTTGGTGGGGCCTAGCAGGAAGCCACCTTGCGCCATGGTCGTGCGCACGTTGTACTTGGGAATGCCCGTACTGGAATAAGACTGCTCCACAGTGATTTCGCGCACACCTGTCTTCTTGACGTTAAGCGTGATGTCCACGGTCTTGCCCTGGACTCCACGGATATACTCCTTCGCCTTTTCGATGGTGCTTGCGAAGCCATTCCCCAGCTTGGTGGCAAGGTCTACGGTCTTGCCCCTGAATGCGTCCACCTTCTTCTGCGTGTTGGTAACTGTGTTGCCCAGCGCGTCCTTGGCTTTAAGGTCAACAGTCTTGCCCTTGAACTTGTTCACAGCGTCTTGGGTGGTCTTCACGATATTGCCGAGAGCATTTTTGGCGGTCAGGCTGACCTCCTTGCCCTTGAAGGAGTTCACCGAGCTCTGCATACTCTGCACCGAGTTGGTGGTCTTGGTGACGGAGTCTTCCATTGACTTCTTGACCTTCGAGTAGATATCGTCCATCTTCTGCGAGGTCGTGGTTGCCATGGTGCCCATGGTCGTGGTGAGGTTGCTCGCCATGGTCTTGGAGCTGGTGCTGACCGTCTTGGTCGAGTCGGAGACGGTCTTGGTCACCTGACGGAAGGTCTCCTTCGTAGACTTCGCTACCGTGTCATTCGCCTTCTTGGTGCTCTTGGCGAAGGTGTTCATATCCTTCGAGCCACCAGTTACGAAGTCACCGATAGCCTTGATGGGGTCGGCGAAGAAGTCACCGATGCCGCCTATCATCCCACCGAGTCCGTTGATGATAGGACCGGCAGTCTCGGCTATCTTCTCGAAGCCACCGACCATGGCTTCCACGAGCGGGGACATAAAGTCCCCGATGCCCTTGAGAATCTTGGCAAGACCCTCAAAGAGCCCAGCGACTATCTGAATCGCTCCGCTGAGGATGTTGCCGAAGCCATCCGCTGCCACAGAGATGAGCGGAGTCATAATCTCGAAGGCCCTGCCGATGTTCTGCGCTGCCGCCTGCATGAGCGACATCGCGCCACTAGCCAAGGCTCCGATGGACGGAGCGAGCCTTCCTACCCACTCCTGCGCCTTGCCGAAGATGGTGGCGAAGGCTTCACCGACAGGAGCAAGGGACTCCCTAATCTGCCCGAAGCCTTCCATGAAGCGACTCGCTGCGCCGCCTGTGACTTCGTCAATCATCGGCACTAGAGTCGCTGCGATGGCTTGCATCGCGGAAGAGATGAGCTGAGGGATAGCTTGGATGGCTGCTGCGCCCATCTGTATGACCATGGGTACTACGTTCGCAGCCACCGCCGACAGGGACTCCACGACCTCGCTCACGCGAGCGGACATGTCCCCTTCCTTGTTGCCAAGGTCGGTGAGGAAATTCTCCCAGGCTGACGAGAGCATGTTCAAGGAGCCGGAGATAGTCTCCGTAGCTTCTCGTGCCGTGGTGCCTGCGATGTTCTGCTTCTCTTGGATGTACTGTATTGCCGTAACGACATCGGCGAAGCTATCGATTGATAGATCGGCTGCTCGACCGTTAGCAGCTCCCCATTCATTAGCGTCTGCGATGAGTCGCTTCATCTCGGTCTTGGTACCACCATAGCCAAGTTTGAGGTTATCCAACATGGTATAGTTCTGCTTGGCAAAGCCTTGGTAGGCCTGAGTGACCATGTTCAGGTCACCGCCGAAGGTGTTCCAGTTGTCGGAGATTGCAGCCATAGCCACTTGCGTCTGAGCTGCTGCCGCTTCGGTGTCACCACCGAGCGAATTGATGAGCGCAGCGGAGAATGACGTAGCGTTCTCCATGTAGGTGTTCGCACTCATGCCTGTGGTCTTGTATGCGCTTTGGGCATTCTTCAAGACCGTGGTCTGCGCGTTTTCCAGGCTCTGCCACTCGCCAGCTACTTCGGTGGTCGATTTGCCTACAGACTTGGCGTAGTCTTCCAAAGACTTGCCCATGTTGCCGTAGAGCTTCTGTACACCGCCGACATTCTGCTGGAAGTCCGCATAGCCTTGGAAGGCTTCGCTAAAGAGCTGCTTCGCTCCTTCCATAGCCTTCCCGATGCCGTTAGTAATCATATTGCCTAGAGCGGAGCCTATTGCGACATCCTTGATGGAAGCAAGCAAGCCGGAGCCTAGCTTCTTCCCTTCGACATCGCCTATGTTCGCGCCGTCTAGGTCTTTTGCAATCGCCTTCCCCATGCCGCCTGTGGAAGCCGAAATCTGCACATAATAAGTTCCGAGGTCTGCCATCTACCCCTCCTTCCACCACTTGTCGAACTCGGAGATAGGGATGGGGTCTGAGCCGAAGTGTCGCGTGGTTGGCTTGAGCCAAGGTCGCGGGTAAGGCTTAAGCCTTCGGCTCTTCTTCTTCGAGTTAGCGTTTACGTATGTTCCTAGGAATGACTGCAAGAGGTCGAACAGATCGGCGAGGATGTCAGCCAAGGCCCGCCCGTCTACCCACTTAGCCATGTCCGGCTCCATCTCTCGAATGAGAGCGGATGTCGCTGGTAAGTGCTGCACAAAATGTAGGAGCCTCTCCCATGACAGGTCGGCTCCTATATCGTCCAGCGAGTACCTGGTCATGGTCAGTAGGTCATAGTCCAGCGCGCTCCCATGACTGACCACTAGCTCGACCAGGCTGATTATTCCCCCAGGGAAGGAGAGGACATCTCCTGCCAGGCGGTGGACAGACCCACGAAGTCGTTGAGGGTCATCTCGTCCACCACGTCCCCGAGGTAGGTGCGGAAGAAGTCGATGGACCAGTCAAGAGCCTTGGAGCCATCATCGTCCGTCTTCTGCAAGTCCCATAGTTCCTTCATCTTGGACAACGGTAGAGACCCAGGAAGGGGTACCTCGAAGGTTCCCCTCCCTTCGACCTCGACCGTCATGTAGTCCTTCTGCTCGGTTTTGAGCTTGAGGGTCTGCTTCTTCGCCATGTTGTTCACTCCTAACCGGAAGTGGTCTTCTTGCCGTCATCCACGAAGATGTGGATGGACTCGCCTGTACCATCGTCGTAGCAGGACAGCTCGATGGGAAGGGCAATGACCTCGGTGGAGTTGAAGGTAATCTCGTCCACGGAAGTCACCTGTCCGCGAGGTACGAAGATTACGATCTTGGTGTCACCGTCCTTCATCTTGAAGCACCAAGACTTGGTCTCAGGCAGATGAGAGCCCAGCTTAATGTGAATCTGCTCGCCGTGGGTCGTGGTAGCAGCGGACACTTCCACGTTCTCTTCGCCGAATGCCTGCTTCCAGCCATCAGCGTCCATCTGAATCAGAGACCAGGACAGCGTGCCATCGAAGCTCTCAAGCAGCTTGCGGACGGTTGCGCCGTTCCACTCCTTTACGTCATTCGTGGAGTAGTCCGTGCTCAGGCTCAGACCATCCTCGGAGACGTAACCGGAAGAGGTGAAGTTGGCTGCTGCGGTGATGGCGTTCTGTATGGAAGTGGGGACAGTCTCCACGATGTCACCGTAGGAGATTGCGCCCGTGGTCTGCTGGTCGGCAAGACCGATGAGCACCTTGCCAGCGTCAAGTGCCATAGTTCCTCCTTATTGGATGATGTGTCCCACCAAGTCATAGGTGCCTTGGTAGCGCGGCTCCATTTGGCTGGTGGGGTAGTTGTACAAAGCGTTTCGAGTGACGTGAGTTATCGGGTTGTCGTTGTTCACGAGTTTGAACATCGCCGCGTCCACGCGCTCTGCAAGCTCGGAAGCTGCGTAGCGTGACGTAGACCATGACTGAACAGCGAGTGTGACCTCGCCGACAGCCACGCCATCGGTGGTGGATGAGGTCATCTCAACCGTAACGTAGCTGTCAGGCTTGGGTACCAACTTGCCATCAGGCACATCGGCGAAGGCTTCGAAGCCTGACTCGCGCAGGTGGTTGATGACGAAGGTTTCGTAGTTGACTCTCTCCATCATCTCACCGCCTTAAGCAAGACGTTTCGGTCTTGGCAAGCTCGCATGGCTTTAGCGGACTCTGCCCGGACGAATGCCACAGCACGAGTCTCCCTAGAGACAACTTCCGTCTCGAAGCCACCAGGGTCACCTGCCAAACTCTCGGCTCTGCTCTCAATCTCCGCAGCGTGTTGAGCGAGAATCGCCTTGACTGCTGCGGAGTTGCGCAATTCGTTGAAGCCTTGCTTGTTTACCTTGAATTTGCCTTTAGCCATTACCCCTCCGTTCTCAGGGCATAGGCCCTGCGATTCCAGGGGGTCGGCGTGTTCACGTCCATGAAGGGCATGGGGTCACCTTCGATGTCGTAGGTGCCACCACGCACGACTACCTTGCACTCACGCAAGGACTCCGTGTAAGTCTTAGGGAAGTGCAAGACCCATTGGATGATTGCCCCTTCGGGTCGGTTGGTATCCGTATAATCGGATGGGTCGGCGGGGTGAATCACCACGTTGTCCACCGATTCCTCGGAGTACTCGACCACAGGTGCGCCGAATGGGTCTTGACTGTTCGTTGAGGGCCTTAGCACGGAGATGGTCTCTCCCTTAATCATCGAGCCACCACACCTTCGGACGGATGGTGCCGATCTTCGCGCCTGTGACTCCAAGCAACTGTTTCTCGAAGCCTGTCAGGTAGAAGTCCCCCGATGGGTTGGCGAAGGTCATCGACTGACTGTAGACACCTGCGGACATTGACGTGCTCGCCAAGCCATAGGTGTCCGTGTCGGAACTCATGACCCTCTGCACCATCGAGCAGCTGACTCGGCTTAGGACCTTCTGCTGCTCTTCGTCATCGGGGTCGATGGAGACCAGAGCGTCTAGGTAGGTAGCTGCGTCCTCAAGCAGTACCTCAGCTCTTGCTTGCTCGTCTTCTGTGAGAGCACGCCAACGAGCTTCAAGGTCGCTCACGGTTGCGTAAGCCATGGTGCGCCCTCCTTCCTCGAAGACTAGGCAGCAGCAGCGGTCAGACGGACGAATGCGTCAGCTTCTGCAATCACGCCAACTTCGAACTCGGCGCGGACAGCGAACATGTTGCGCTGCCACAGGTTGACCTGCTCGGTGCCCGTGTTGACGGTTGCTTCCTCGGAGATGGACAGCTCGACATCGCTGACGATGCCCACGCGCATCTGATTGAAGTCACCCATGATGCCCACGAGATCGTTGGCGGTCGGGATGTTGGCTGCACGGGTTACAGGTACGCCGAGAACTGCACCGATGGTGCCGTCTGCCGGAGAGGGCAGGAAGATGGGGTGACCATCGTCACCAGTTGCGCCATAGAGCAGCACTTCGCCCTTGGGTGCGAGAGCGATGCGGGTTGGTGCATAGTCCTTGTCGGCAATTGCGCCATAGGCTGCGACCATGCCAGCGAAGGGGTCGGTCTTGATGTCCTGCTCCGTAGCGTTGGTCAGAACATCGAAGCCGGTGCCAGGAGCGGTACCATCGAAGACGGTCTGGTCCAGCTTCTTGCCCAGGGCATAGGGAAGCCTGCGGACGAGCTCGTCATAGACACGACCGTAGTCACGCCTGAACTCGTTCGAGAACAGCTCGATGACTGCGATCTTGTAGGGGGTCATGACCTTGGTGGAGAAGGTGCTGTTGCTAACAGGCTTCTCGGCGGTCTCCGCTACGAAGTCAGCAGCGGGGTCACCAGTCACTACGGGGATGGACAGACCACGACCAGGCAGCTCGATGCGGCGAGCGAGCTGAAGGACAGCGGACTCGTGTACTGCCTTGGCGAGAATCTCCTGAGACTGCTCGGGGGTGAGCTGAAGTCCAGTCGTGGAGCGATTGATGTCCACAGGGTTGGTTGCGAGTGCCATTAGAATCTCCTATCTATTGAATAGTCGTGCAGCGTCTGCTGCGAATTGGTCTCTTGTTGAGACCGATGCCTTTTCGTCTCGGACGATGCGGGTAGTCGGAGCCGAAGGTGCCGAAGGGGTCGGAGCTTCCGCTGCATACTGTTCAGCGAACGACTCCATTGCCTTCTCATCGGAGCAGTAGAGCAACAGCTCGATGGGTACGTGCTTCTCGGCTGCGATACGCTGCGCCGAAGCCTTCCTCATCGCTTCTGCTTCAAGCTCTGCCACCTTCGCTTCTGCTGCTTCGGCTCGCGCTTGGAGCTTCTCCTGCTCCGTCATGCGCTCCTGTTTGATGGCTTCGAGCTCGTCTGCCGCCGCCTTGTTCTTCTTTGCTCTCTCTTCCCACTTCCTTGCTTCTGCCTTCCAGTCGGTCTGCTGCTCGGACTCGTGCGATTCCTCGACAGCCTGTTCTTCCTGGATGACTTCCTTGGTCTCGTCCATGAGACTCCCTTCTATCCGTGCGGATGATTGATGCCGGTCCGTGCGGGTCGGCGGTATATGAAAAAAGCCACCCATGCGGATGGCTTTAGTCACCTAGTGATTGCTGGGGTCACTCCCCAAGCAGCTCCCGTCTCGTGCGTTGGAGCACCTGGTTAATCTGTTGAATCTGACTCTTGCCCAAGTAGAAGTAGTTGCCCTCTTTGTTCAAGGTTTCGATTCGATGGAACAAGTCTTCATAGCTATCGGCTTCCTTGATGTAATCGCCGATTGCGGTCATATCTTTGAACTGGGTCAGTCCTTCCTGGTAGGCTCTGCGCCACGCTGTGGGCGAAGCGGACATCTCGGGTACTCTGCCCGTGACCGTTTTGCCCCTTGCCCTCAATGAGCCTTCCATCATGCGCTGACGGAACTTCGGGTCTTGCATGAAGGTCGCATATTGCGTGTACAGCTCGTCAGGGTCGTAGCCTTCGATGGTCGAAGCAGAAGCTCGTCTCGAAGTGCCTGCCCACACCGTGTCCCACATGGGAACAATTCGGCATCGGCAGTTCGCGTGATAGTGATTGAGCTCGCCTGCCGTGGCTGCGGAGTGGTAGACAGGCCCGCGGCTCGCAAGCATTATGCAGAAGTCGCACGTCTCGCCACCGCCTGGGACTCTTGCGTAGCGGACACCGCGCGGATCGTTGCGTGCGTTGCCCATCGTGGTCTCGCCAGCAGCCTTCTTGACCTCGTAGTCGAGCCTGCCTAGAAGGTTGTGGGTCATGGAGTCGAAGTCTCCCTCGACAGCCTTTTGGAAGATGCCGCGGGTAGCCTTCTCGGTTGCTTCGGGGATGTGACCGGAGATTGGCTCCGCTTGGTAAGACTCCCCTGTCTGCAACATGCTCATGGCGTTGTAGAACTCTGCGGAGACCTGAGCACTCGCTTCTGCGGTAGTGCCGCAGTAGATTTCCATGACTTCTACTATCTCGTTGGCTGCGCGGGTGAGGTCTTCGAGGTCTACGGTAAGCAAACGCTCTCCGAGAGCTTCCTGCCCTACCGCCGACACCTTCTCTAACGCCCTCGTGTAATTGTCGATGTACGACCTCGGTATCGTAGCCATCATTCACCTTCGTCTGCGATGGTCTCCGCTACGTCTGCCGCTGCCGTAGTCTCAATCTGCTGTTCAGCGTTAGACGAGAAGAGAGCGGACAGAATCTCTCGTGAGTTGTTCTTGCGAATCTCAGCTTCCACTTCGCGCCTAGCGTCTTCGGGCATACCAATCATCTTCCAGAAGCTGGAAGTCCCAGCGAACTCAGGGACAACGGAAGCAATCTTCACCGCAGCGTCCGTCTGCGATACCACCGAAGGCATGGCAGGCGAAGCGAAATTCGCGGAGAGGTCCTTCTGCTCGTCCGTGAGTTCATCGAGGGGTACGCCCAGCTCTCCCGCCACGCACATGAGAGCCAAGCTCTTCAAGGTGTCGCGTGCTCCGGCATTCAAGTCTTCGGCTTCGATGATGAGCGGCTCGTTGGCTGCGTAGATCGCTTGAGCCGATGACGGGTTGTCGGAAACGATGCCCAGCATGTGCAGCGGTACATTAGTCTCGCCTGCGAAGCGAGCTGCAAGCGACCTCATGTACTCGGTATGAGGTTGCATAGACCCCTGCGAGAGCTGCCCGAACTGCGGAATATCGCCGTTAGCGTCTCGACTCACAGCGAAGATGTTGCCTATGTAGGCTTCCCACTTCGTCTGTCCGTTGAGAGCGGATGGGTCGGCTCCCAGGAGGTACTTCTGCGGTGAGGTGAAGAACTCTGCCGTAAGTACCGACCTGAAGCTCTCGCGCACCGCCTCGTCCGTGAGCGTCATCACAGGGTCGGTGATGCGAGACTGACCCATCGGCTTGCGATAGGTCGGACGATAGGCGAACACGTCCATAGTGGGTCTGCCCATGGAGTAGGGCTCAATCTCGAAGTCCCAGTACCCCTCGAAGGTATCCCACAGGTGGACTCGTGCGTCATCGGTGTACAGGTTAATCTCGGCGGGGTGCCCTCTGTGGAACTGCTGGATGGTCATGCCGTAGGCTATCCTGCCCTTAGCATCGTCCCATACCGCCGAAGCGTTCTCTGCGGAGTAGAGGTCGATTCGGGCCTTGCCATCCACGAGTCCCATCGTGGCGAAGGAGCAGCCATAGATGAGCTGCGAGACAGCGTTCTGTCGGTACCTGAGACCCAGCCTTGACCTCTCGGACATGGAGTCGAGCATCGCCTGGACGGTCGGGTCTGTGGCTGTCCAGCCATCGAAGCGCGACCTCGTGGCGAGAGCGTCAACAGCCTTCATGGGCCATCCCACGACCATCTCGCATCTGTTCCTGAGAACGGGTGGAATGGCAATGCCGATGTCCTTGAGATGCGTGTTGCCGTTGTAGTAGCGATAGCGGAGCTGATTCTTGACTAGTCTGTTGCGCCATATGCCCAGCAGTTCTGCCAGCTTGTAGAAGTTGCCCTCATCAAGATCGGGCACATTCAGGAAGACGTGCTCGTGTTCCTCTCGACTGAGGTCTATCTTCTTCCAGGTATCAGGTTGCGGGTTGTCGTTAATCTTCCGACCTCCCCTGCCGTTGGGGTAGGTCGCGGTGGTCTCTACCATGCAACTGCCTTCCTCTTTGGGTCTCGCCGTGTTGTCCTTACCCCATAGAGTGCCAAGCAAGCACTCTCGATAATTTCAGGCTCTTCGCCCGCGAAGCCGAAGCCACCGGACGAGCCAATCTTCCTTCTGACTGATTTGGTCGCAGAGGTATCCAATGGCTCACTTGGGAAGTGGGTTACCGTGCCGTCTGCCACTCCATTGACCATGGCTGCTGCGGAGTTGATGGTGAACTCCGTGGAAGCCACCTGCACCGCTGCTTTGGGTAGTCCTCGGTCAAGGAGTTGGAGCTGTAGATCGCCCGCTGCTGACTTGCCATCAATCGCAATCACAGCGGCTTCATCCTGTCTCTCCACGAGCCAATCGACAAGCCATCGGATGCCTGCGGAGGTCGGCTCCTGACGGATGAACTCCACGTGGACTCTGTCATCTACCATCACAGCTACAGACAGGGCCACCACGGAGCCATCGGAGCTGAATCGCACTCCATATGCCAGCTTGTCCCATATGGTGGGCGAGTCACTCTCCAATAGTCTCCACTCGGACTCTGCAATCAAGGTCTGCGCCGCTCTCTGACCAGTCCACCATCCAAGTCTCTGTCGAGCGAACTGTTCATCATCGAATGACTCGGACTCCGCTTCTACTGTTGAGGGGTCAATCAGGATGCCATAGGCTGGGTTGACCCTCTCCCACACTTCGCGGTCATCCTTCGCAGGAGCTCTGCCGCCATAGCCTGCCGACCACTCCGTGAATGCCACGTGGGAGGTCTTCCCTCCCAGGGCATCGTTGCGAATCTTCTCGAAGATGAGCCCGTAGTCTCCGTCCTTTGGTGGAGTGCCGTTGTAGATGATTTGCGATCCGCGCTCTGCACGGGTCGCGGATATGGCAGGCATAAACGACTCTTGCGCAGCTCTGTCGAGAGCCTGCGCTTCATCGAAGATGAGCAAGGAGCCATGCTGACCATCGCCGCCCGCTCTCGTCCGGGCAAGGAACTTGATACGAGCTCCGCTCTTCAAGCGTATTTCCTCGCGCCCAAGTGCTGTCCTCACTCCGTTCGGAGCAAGCCACTTCTTCAAAGCCTTGTGGTCGCAGAGCCTAGCCATCTCGGTGAAGGTCTCGGTAGAGGTCTTCTGCAACTGGGATGTGTAGATGACTTCCCCTCCGAAGAACAGCATCTCTGCCCATGCCCTCGCTTGGAGGACGAGCGTCTTACCGTTCTGACGGGGTACCTCGTTGCCGCAAGACTTGGCAGTCCACTTGCCGTCCTTGCCGTATCCCATCCACGCTTCCAAGAGGTAGGCTTGCCAGTCCATGAGCTCGATTCCCGCTCCGCTCATGAGGTCGATGGCATCCAGGCAATCGTTACCAACGAACTTAGGGATGACCTCACTCGTTGGCTTCTGATTTCCTTCTACGTAAGACGATGGCAATTTCATCTTCGTCATTCTCGCCACCTTCTATCTCTTCAATCTCTCGGAGGGTGTCTCGGTACTGCTTGGCAAGGACAGCCATCGACCTAGAGTTAGCTGTTTTCATCAGCTCGTAGAGGTCGGACTCTAGCTCCTTGAGCTTTTCAAGTCGTGTCATAAGGCCCAGTCCATTCCGTAGCGTTCGAGGATGACTCGGAAGTCTTCGATGTCGTGGGGTACGATTCGGTACGATTCCTCATTCCCGTCACGATCCACGCCCACATGCAGAAGCTCGTGCAAGGTGAGGATGCGCAGTTGGTCATCGTTCATGCGCTCGATGTTCGGCATGAAGTAGGTGATGGTGAAGTCGTAGGGTATCGCCCAGCGGTATTTGTCCGGCACTCGCTCGCACTCCGCACAGACCGTTTTGCCGTGGGAAGTCTTCTCGCGGTCTGACTCCAAGTACTCGATGGTAACGTCAGATTCGCGCAGGTAGGCAAGCTGTGAGTCCTGCTCGATAACGCCCTCCGCAAGCTCTCGGAAGCGTTTAGAGACCGTTCTTGATTCCATTCGGTTTTCCTTGTGTGTAAATGCTGCTATGACAGCCGGGGTCAGCTTGACCCCTGGGGAGGATATACTCCCCTACCATTCCCTGGACGTAGTCGGTCGGTGCGTTACGATCTGCGTCCTGACCTTGGCTCCCTTGCGTATGTTACAAGCTCGGTGGGCAGGCTGTACGTTGTCCAGGTCATACGGTGAGCCACCTTGCGACACAGGCACTATCTCATCGCACTCAATCGACCATGGTGCTCGTTTACGCTTCCCGTCCTTCGGGTCGATGATGGTCTGTGGCATGGACAGGTCGAACGGTTGGTGGCAGATACCGCAAGGCTCGCCCTGAGCTGCTCTCTGCCTGACGTAGCGCAATGCACGCTCCCTAGCCTTCCAGTTCCCATAGCGTGGGTTAGAGCTTGGCATGGTCGCTCCAAATGAAAAAAGACCCCTTGGCATCCAAGAGGTCTTGTGTTCGCATAGTTACCGCGACTATAGCATTTTTAGCACATCTAGCTGCAAAAATCAAGGTTTCGCCGAAGTTTTCAACATTATCGGTTGCGGTATGTCTCTGCCCAGTCTCTTCCTGACATGAAGCTCACGATGATGCCCTCATGCACAAGGATGGTTGCCAAGGCTCGGATGTTGGCGTTGGCTTCTCTCCATGACCCTGCTGTACCCATCATGGAGTCGGTCGAGTAGGTCTCGTACTCCATCTTGCCTTCCCAGTACGGTAAGACCACAGCTCCCATGTCTCCGTAGCTCTCCATGAGCTCTCGTGCCGTCTCGGTCGCCACACGGAGCCCTTCGTGCTGGGCATCCCACGCATCGTCTAGGATGTCCCATGCGTCCTGTGGAGCCTGCTGCGGAGCTTCGGTGGACTCCCATCGCTTCACGCTTCGCACTTGGACTCCGAGCATCTCGGCGAGAGCCGACTGGGTGATACCAGTCAGCTCCCTGATTGCCCTTAGCTCTTGCTTAGTTCTGCCTTCCATTAGACCTCCATCCCCTTCTTCATAGCTTCCCAGGCTTCCATGGGCGTGTCGTAGCCCCATACGCTATCCACGAGTATCCCGTTCTCGAATCTCACACATCCCCACGCAGGAGTCACCAGATACACCTCTGGAAACGCTTCAAATTCGATTATGGCCTCCATCTCCTCCACTTCCAAGAACTGCCCATTGATGATGGCGAAACGCGACCACACGGTATACGGCTTCGAGTTGCGCCACACCACACGCTTGTGGATGGTACGCTCGTAGGCTTCTCCCTGGTGCTCGATTATCGCCCTCTCTCCGGTTGAGTAGTCGGCGGGTTTGCAGCTCTGCCTGGGTGCGTTGAGGTAGCTGTCGTTTAGTGTCTTGCCCGTGGTCTTGTAAGCCTTCATGACGTTTCCCCTCTCGGTTGTGGTGAGCCTGTTGCCCATGCTTGGTCTGATTAGCAGTACTTCTCGAAGACTTCCCTTGTGATCCAAATCTCGTCTTCCTCGGTGTCTATCTGCACATACCCCTTCTTGATGAGCTGCGTGAGGTAGCCACCTGCTACCTTGGCATTGTTGTCGAATGCTGCAAGCAGCTTGGTGATGACGCTCCCCGGCCTGGTGAAGCCTTCACCGTCCAGGTCGTCACAGTCGTGGCAGATAACTTCGAGTGCCTTGATTTCGTTAGCGTTCAGGTTGTTCATGATGTCCCCTTCCTTGGGTCTGCGCAGCCCCAGCGGCCGCGACTTGACATATATATTAGCCTTGTCCCCTATGGTGTCAAGTGCCAGCTAAGGACTAATTTTCGCTTCACAATTCCTTCACATTGCCGTGCCCGTGCCCTCCTTGGCATGGGCGAAGCCTACGGAGTCCACCCAGTCGAAGGCTGTGTCACGGTGGAGGTAGCAAGTACGCAAGGGTATCCTGCACACTTCGGAGACCTGCTCCCATGACAAGTGGAGGATGTAGTAGTTTTCCAACACGAGTCGGTACGGTATGCCTAGACCCTCCCCGATGCCTGTGACCAAGGCCCGTGCTTCCATGAGCTCTGCGGTTAGAGTCTCTCTCTCGATATGCAAAGACTCCACCGCCCTCATGTGTCTGAGAGCAGCGGAGCCTGTCGGATCGCTTGCAATGCGTGAGGTCGAGCCTTGGGTGGGTCTCCAATCATCCCCACCGCTCTCGATGAGTCGCTGCACCTGTTCCAGCCTTAAAGCAGCGTGTCGCACTTGTTCGAAGTAAGCTCTCGCGTCCATGCCTTAAGGCTAAGTCTCCGGTCAGAGCGTTCATGACTTCTTCATCTTCGCTCTAGCTTCTCGATGCGTTCTTCCAGGATGCCCACTCGGATGATGACTCCACCAAGCAGAAGAAGCGCGAGGATCAGTCCAAGGAATAGCAATAGAGTCTCCATGCTATCGTCCTCCTATCCATCCGTGCTGCCATGGATGCTTGCTTGATGGTAGCTGGTGGAAGTAGTCTGCTCCGATAGACTTGCGTGCAGACTCAGGCAGAAGCTCAGGCGGCTTCCATTCGTCTCCTCGGTAAAACCATCTCCTAAGCACTTCGTTAAGCGTCCTCTCTTGGGTTTTCGCTATCATCTCGCGGAGAAACCTGTCGGCTGCAGTGTGGCTCCACCCGGTTAAAGAAACGATGCGCTCTACTCCCCTGTCGAACTGCTCTCGGATGTATCTCCTGGTCGATTTGAGGTAGTCCGGCAGCTCGTCTGCTCTAATCTCTCCTTCGATGCGGGGTACTTCGATAGGCACTACTATCGCCCTTCCTTCCAGTCTTTCCACGCTTTCCACATCGCCCACACCGAGC